CCGCCCAACCCTTCTCACCCCCGTCCGCCCCACCGATGACCCCCCCAGCCCAGGTGAACTCGGCGCACACCCCCATCGCTGGAGCCGAGCCACCGCACGCGCCGGTGCCAGTCCTCATACTACCAGCAGTGCCCGTGGAACGAGCCACGGTAGCCAAGCCCGCAATGGGGCCACCCGCAACGCCACCTCCAGGGCAGAGTCCTCTTCTGCAGGCCGGCGGCGCTGCAAGCACCAAGAAAAGGCAACGGTTCGCTGCCACAAAGCGAATGTACGGGTCGCTCGCCAAGTGCTATCTGTCAGACCGAGTAATATCAAATGGCGAATGTAGACCGTTGTCAGCAGCGGGGATGATGACGACCGGGGACCACCTCATAGAGTGGGTGAATACCGCACCACCGTCACCGGACTTGGTCGCCCTTATGATGCCTTTATTGTCCGGAGCATCCGGCACGGTACCTCAAGATAAGGCAGAAGACGTCCTCATCTACATCAACGTCCTACGGCAAATGCTCACGGGCAGCCTGTCTCGAGATGCTACGACGATGCAATATCGTATCGAGCTGCCTACAAAAGCCCTGACTATGTTCGGGACTAATATTATGGCACTCCTGATCCGCGCGGCCAATCGGCTACACCTAGACGGACAGAACAGGGCTGTATTTGACCTGACTATAGACGGGGACATTGAAGCGAACCCCGGCCCTATATGGTCTGGGGAATACACTGGCCCAATTGACATTAAAGGGCGGGCGGGGCTGGAGGCGCTGCCGGCCCCATCCAGCATGGACGCGCCATGGACGATCTCGAAGCTATACGACGTCGCTATGTCCAACATGCGCTTGAATGAGAACCGGATGAATGATAACGGCTGGCTGGGTACCACCGTAGCCCACAACCGCGCGACAAAATCAACCGAGGCGGTGAATACTTCTTTCCCCGAATTACTGGGTATACCCCTCAATATATGGATCGACCAGAGCGGCGTCCCGGCAATGGTCGACCTGAGTTCGAACTCGATAACCCAACCGCTCGTTTCCTCTGCCAGCTACTTCAATTACACGTACCATATGGCACCTTGCCTAAGGTCCGCGTACAGTACGGAGGTGTCAGGATCACGCATTGGTTATCACGAGGGCGACGCGGAAGACCGCGTCTCGGGGGCGAACCTGAGGTTACAGCCATCAACATTCAACACTGGCAGTCTCAGGAACGGCTTGACATACCCAACCCTGACCTACCTTTTCAACATCGGACGCGACCTGAACGTCAGCGATTCGCACTACCTTGACATGACCACCCCTGTCAGGAAGTTAATGAACTATGCGCTGCCCGGTCTGATCAAGTGGACACGGGCCGCGGTGAATACTGTGTATTCCTCATATCACAGTAGTTTGATCAGCAACTCTCCCGGAGGTTCCGTGGCCCCCTCCGCTCCCTTATACGCTCCACGGACCACCGGCATCTTCGCTATTTACAATTGGTTCCGTGAGACTAGGGTTGGCACGGTAGCTCAACCTCAGATGCAAGTAATTGGCGGTATAAATGACCCCGTCGCTGCTTTTACATACCCGCAGCTCGGCACTACCTATATAGTCCTTCCTTCACAGGACAGGGACGTAACGGCAATGGCACTGATAGGCGCGGCCCCATTCCCCATTAACCCGGCCCAGATTACGTCGGACCAGACGTATATTCAGGGCACTCCCTATGCCGCTGCGGCTGATCACACGGGCTCTACCTTCGCAGGCTTTGCATCTATGATGCATAGCATAGAGGGCATCTTAAGCAATATAGTTGTAGTAACCGGCTACCAGGGCAATGCTGCCCAAACTATAGTCTGCGGTCCTGCGTCGGCGCCCGGTCTGACGGCCAACCAAGTGATTGCGGCCGGCAACGTATTCGATTTTGGCTCATACTGTCAAACCTTCCTTAATTCCAGTAACTGGATATACCAATTACCTCACGTGCTGCGGCGGTGGGTCGTTGACCAGCTCGGGCTAGGCCAGGACTACACGGCCGGAGTCTGCCATGCGCTGAGCGATTCCGCCGGATACCTGAATAAGGCTATGTGTGACTTCGAGACGGATCTAACAGAGACCAGCGGAGTTAACACTCCCGGTGACTGGGCCGCTACCTCCTTTAATTGGAACAATCTAACTTCCGCACCTGTCTGCAATCATATGGGTGTCGCGGCACATGCCTGGGGCGGTACCAACGTAGACGCCCTCACCCCCGTCAGTGGGGACACCTCGCTTCAGGGCTGGCAGAGCGCACCTAACACTCGACGCGCGTACACTCCTCGCTTCTCGATGCACTCACTGTCCCTCGCTATGACTGGTCTGGCCGAGTGGACTAAACAAGACCCGAAGTATACGAATACCTTAGGCGGTAACGTGCTATCTCTGTTGGTGGCGCAGTCTCGTGCCCTCGCAACATCCTGGGATCTGCTAGCTCAGGAGTACCTTCTACAGCCCGTCAAGAACTACACTGACGGCATGACGTACCAGAACTTCTTCCGGCTCGTGTTTGCGCGCAACGGTACTTCGTCAGTGAACGTTGTCGGTAGCGAGCACAACCTGGTCGGCGCTCAGCAGCAGGACATCCTGGAGGCAATAACGGGGCTAAAGTGGCCTATTCAATTGGAAAAGATAGCTATCGAAACGTACAGAAACATGTGGTGGACGGGCGCGCCGCTAGGCTCTACTGCTGCACTTAATCAGGCAGCGATTCACTGTCCCACACTCTTAACAGACGTCTTACGCTGGCGCGCGAGCAAGTCGATAGTGACTACGTCGACTTGGCCCGGGCAGGCTGGGGACCGCGGATTCCAGATGAAGTCAAATCCTTTCTACGCGACCGAAAGCTCGACCGTGCGTTACATGGGTCACAGCTGGCCACCCGAGTCCCCGCAGTATGCGATGATCTCCGGTGTCGCGCCTCAGACGCTAATGGAGTACCAAAGCCCCGTTGAGGACGAGATTAATAACAAGCTGATGCACATGCAGCTATACTCAAACGCCGCTCCCTATGGTCCGTGCCAGTTACTGTATTCTGAGTTCTCGGCCGTTGGAGGAGCCGCCCCCACACTCGTTACCCAAACCGTGGGCGGCCGTTGGTTCAGGAAGTTCGATTACTGGTTGTACACTGCAATCTCCATAGCAACACCCTCGATGGACCTGTGTGTTGACTGGGACCTCGCACCCATAGGTGCGTACGCCGTGAGGTCGTACGGCCTAGCGGGAACCGGCGGCAACGTCGTTACCGCTTCCGAGCTAGCAAATGCTAGCAGCGTACGTCTGGTGAAAGACTTCTTCCCCAGCGGCGCTGTTATGTTCGCCCCTATCCAGAACTACGCCGCCGGCAACCTGATGGATCAGCTCGCGCGCGTCTTCCCCGCGGCGAAACGACTCGGTTCGGCCGCCATAGACAACACTCACACCAAACGTGGTCGCGTCACTGATGAAATGGCGGAAGGATCTAGTCTCCCAAACGCGGAGCCTCCATCCCGCGCCATGGCGGGGGCGCCGATCTAGGCGCAAGTAGTGAGACCAGCATTCCAGGCGTCATACGCCTGGGCACCCCTCTCTACCAGGCGCTCTTTTACCTGCGGTGGGAGGGACCGCTGAGGTCCGGCTGGTCTCATATTTTAGCGGACCCTATGACTGAGGAAGAGAGACTCCTCGTCTTTTTAGCACAGAACACAGACGCACCAACACATTTATATCAAAAGCTGAGTTCATACCGGGACCTACTGCCGGAAGAACTGCACGACCCAGGCACTGTCTGGGGGACGGATCTGAAGACTGTTGTCGGAGATCGTGTCCCCTGGGACTTTGCAGTCTGGCCAAGAGCGAAGGCGCTCTAGAAACTAAGAGTGCCCTATAGCTCCGACGCCTCCCGTGCTCTGAGGCGCACGAGCTACAATGTAGCGATCGAGGCTCATGAGCGCGTCCACGGGCGAGAGCTTACCCTAGCAGTCCTGGAGTGGTCTTCGGGGATGGACGCCGTCTGGCTGGCGGCTTGGCTCATCCTGCTAACCGTGACCCCTTACCATAAGGAAACCCTGGCCGTCGCTCAGCGCCTAGGACTACAGCACGCATCCAAGGAACAATGGCTCGACCAGACGAAGAATTTGACCGCTATAGTCAAGAAATGGCCCAAGGCAACATTGCGTCCCTTCGGGCTATCAGCCGCTGAAGCGTTTGAAGATTATGAACTCTTCACTAGCTGGGGCGTACTGACGGGCTTCGCCACCGAGGTCCGCATTGGTGACGATCCCTGGCAGGACGCACGCGATCTGGTCAGCACGGCGGAGGCTAAGAGTTCATGGCCCCTGGACCAGATCGGGCCCAGCGAGGACAACTACCTGGCCCAGCTCGGGCGCAACTTGGAAAACCCTCCACTCCGTTCCACTCCTAAGAACAAGCAGCTGACACTGGAGCAGTATATCGACGACGCCAAGAACTGGGCCACATCAGGCGCCGCAGGCGGGGAGCGCGTCGAGGACACGGCCGAGGACACAGCATTACGTTACACAAAGCGATTCTTGGCCGAAGCTTACACTACGGAGGCATTGACAGAGCGAGTGATAGCACGGACCCCCCTACGAGCTAAGGCGGTGATAAAATCCGAGGCAGAGAAGATGCGCCCCGTGACTCAGGCGGATTGGGAGTCCCATATCCTGCTGGGCTACCTAATTAAGACTACCGCTGCATGGACCGACGTGCTAAGCGGCACGTCCCTAAATGAGACAAACGATGAGCGACTCGTCCGCTACGGCTCAATGATCGAGTCCCTGCACCTGGCGCATTTTCCCTGGGACTACCGCCAGTTCGACCACCAGCTTACGTCTGCCGAGGAGACATTAATCTACAGGAACATGCAGTCAAGTGCTCTAACCTACGGGGAATGGGAGCTGTGGCGGCTCTGGATTTTCAGGCGCGCCAACGCTACACTCGAAGTGGACGGGGCCATATTACCGGCGCCGCACGGCCTGATCTCGGGCATAAGGTCGACAAGTACTGTCGGAACCCAATGGAACCTGGCCAATGCCCGGCTCGCGGGGCAGGTCTTATCCTCCGTCTTCGGCGTCACCGGCGAATCCTTCTTGCTGGGCACTGGGGACGACACCGACCTGGCACGGTCTAACGCCGCGGCCTGCGTGCTACTCTATCTGATCTACCGCGCCACCAACCTGAAGGGCTCGAGGCTGAAGATGTACATCGCGGCCCATACGAAAGATTGCGCGCGCACGGATTTCCTGCGGGAGACTGTCCGGACATCGGGCGTCCGGGGAATCATGCCACGCGCGATACTTGCGGTGGTACAGCGGAAGCCTATAAGTAGCGCCCCGGTATCCCCGGAAGCCGAGGCCGCCACGGTCATCGCTTCGTGGGGCACTGTCAAGAGGAGAGGTGGGTTGCCTTCGGCCTGTGACTGGATGCGCAACAAGCTCTTGGAGCTACTAACCACCGGCCCTAACCGCACCACGTACCTAACCCTGGCGCGTACGTCTACTGCATGGGGCGGATGGGGTAGCTTACCTCCGCGGCCCGGCACCCACGGTGCCGCTTCTACCTACAGTAATACGCGAGACGCCCGCGACTATAGCGCCGGCTGGTACTATTCCGATAGACTCGCGGCTGGGCTACGCCAGGCCACGGGCTTACCAGGCGACGGCAAGTACCTACGAGACGACGCCGCCTTTGCGATAATTGACTACGAGGCCGATCGCCTCGCACGGCAGGATCTGCGCGATAAGGCTATCCCACGGACTACCGCGCAGGTGCCACCATACGAGACACTGAAGCCAAACGAGCCGCCCCTGATGCCCGCAGTAAGTATAAGCTCATCAACCAGCACGGGGCCACTGTTGCGATGGATCCACTTGCACACCTGGCCTCGCCCCCCTTCCCCCGGCCTAACCAACGAGCTAAAGTGGATCATGAAGTATTCCGAACGCACTGAGTACGCGCGCTACGTCGCCCAGGCCTTGCAACGACATTCGCGCCTGGATACCTATCGACAGCTCAGAAACCACGTGCCTCGGCGCACAGCCATCTCGATAATCACCTCCGGTTGGGCATCAGACTCGTGGTTAACGAACGAGCTCGGATCTACTCTACAAGCACTAGCCGGGCAGCTCAGAGACGCTATATGTGCAATCATGTATCGGCGGCAGGGTAAGTTATCGTCCAACGCGGAGTACACCGCTTTTGTAAACCGGAGCATGTTGTACGCAATTAAGCATCTCCAAGGTAACGTCATTTGGGCACAGCTTTATAAAGAATAAATGTTTATAATATAAAGTTGTGTCGGAGCTTATAGGTGGACTGAAACATTCCCCGAAAGGGGTGGCCC